GTAGCTGATTGCACAAAGGTTTCTGAAATGGCTCGAGGAATAATGTCCGCGCGCCAGGAAGAAACGGCGATGGCGAAGATGATGGCAATCAAGACGGGCGACAAACATACAGATGATTTGGGTGCGATGCTGGTTCAGGACGCCTATCAGAAATCTTCTTACAGCACAGCTGAGTACAAGCAAAAAGCGATTCGCCAGTTCGAAAATAAATGGTTTGCGGCCTGTCTGGAGTCAAGGACCAAATAGAACGGCAGTGGATCATTGTGAATTTAGAGGCGCGTGCTGCGATACATTAGCAGTGCCCTTTTGAGGAGTAATCATGCGATTTTTGATAGGGGCGTTATCAGTAGCCCTGCTTGCCGGCTGTGTTTCGCCAAGTGATTTGAAGACGAACAAGCCTACCACCAGCGCAAGCACGAAAAAGTCGCCGAAGGAATACGCGCTTTGCGTTTTCCCAAAGTGGCAGGACGCGCGGTCTGAGGCGGTGATGTCGGAGACATCCGACGGATACCGAATTGTGATTGGCGCGATGCAGCTGACTGATGAGCTGGTCGAGGTCAGCAAGTCTGGCGCTGGCAGTCGAGTGAATTTCTATCAGAGGGTCGCGTGGATGCCCGGTGTGGGGCGAACGGCGATCGAAGAGGCGGTTAAAGACTGCCTCTGACCAAAACCAGCCACCTTCGGGTGGCTTTTCTTTTGAGGAGCAAGAATGTCCATGACCGCAGCTTCCTACAGTCCGATGACCACGATTCTGCTCTCTGGCTCCTTGGCTAAAAAGTTCGGCCGCATGCATCGCCGCCAGATTGACTCGGGCCAAGTATGGGAAGCGTTCAAGGCTCTCAAGGCGACTTTGGCCGGATTTGATGAGGAGATTAAGCGCCTCGACCGGCTGGGCATGCGATTCGCGATTTACCGCAACCGCAAGAACGAAGCCACTGATGCATTCGATCTCGGCGGAACCCGCGAACTGCGAATCGTCCCGGTCGTGTCCGGGAGCAAGCGTGCTGGCATCCTTCAAACCATCATCGGCGCTGTGATCTTTGTTGCGTCATTCTTCGTGCCAGGCATGCAGGGGTGGGGGCAGTCGCTCGGAGCATCGCTTGTGCTCGGCGGCGTCATTCAGATGCTCAGCCCCCAAGCCTCCGGCCTGAAGCAAAGTGCGGCCCCTGAAAACCTACCAAGTTACGCATTTGGCTCAGCACGAAACACCACGGCAAGCGGCAACCCGGTACCGATCTGCATTGGCCGTCGCCGTTGGGGCGGCGCGATCATCTCTGCATCGATCTACGCCGAAGACAAAACCTGACCTCTGACTGAAACACCCGACCGCCAAATGGCGGTTTCTTTATGCCTGGAGAAAAGCATGGGCGCTGCTGAGAAAATCGATATCACCGGCGCTAAGGGTGGCAGCAGCAGTCCAAAGCAGCCCATCGAGGCCACTGACAGCCTGCGCTCCACCAACGTGGCCAAGCTCCTGATCGCGGTGGGCGAGGGAGAATTCGACGGCGCTCCAACCGCCCGCGATATCTACCTCGACAACACACCGATCAATGATGCGAGCGGGAACGTTAACTTCCCAAACGTTAAGTGGGAGTGGCGCAACGGCGCAGTCGATCAGTCGTATATCCAGGGCATTCCCGCGGTCGAAAATGAAACGACCGTGAATGTAGAGCTGCGCACCGATATCGCTTGGGTACGATCACTGACCAATACCCAGCTTTCCGCCGTGCGCATTCGCCTGGCGTGGCCGGCCCTTCAGCAACAAGACGATGAAGGAAACGTTGGAGGCTATCGGATCGAGTACGCAATTGATCTGGCAACGGATGACGGAGCCTACCAACAGATCATGAGCGAAGGTGTGGATGGCAAGACCACCACACGTTATGAGCGGTCACGCCGTATCAATCTACCGGCGGCAACCTCGGGCTGGCAGATCCGTGTTCGGCGCCTGACGCCTAACCAGAACACCAACAAGATCGCCGATACCATGCTGGTGGCCGGTTACACGGAAGTGATCGACGCGAAACTGCGTTACCCGAACACCGCGCTGCTCTACATCGAGTTTGACGCTGAGCAGTTCACCAACATTCCGGCCGTGACAGTCGATTGCAACGGTCGCAAGTGGCAGGTGCCGAGCAACTATGATCCTGTGACGCGGAGTTACACAGGCGTCTGGGACGGCACCTTCAAATCGGCATGGACCAACAACCCGGCGTGGGTCACCTACGGGATCTGCACCATTGACCGCTTCGGCCTGGGCAAACGCATCAAGCCGTTCATGGTGGACAAGTGGGAGCTGTACCGGATCGCCCAGTACTGCGACCAGTTGGTGCCGAACGGCGCCGGCGGTCAGGAGCCCCGGTTCCTTTGTGACATGAACCTGCAGGGCAGGGCCGAAGCGTGGACGCTGCTACGCGATATCTCAGCGATTTATCGTGGCATGACCTACTGGGCCCAGGGTCAGCTCGTCGCTCAGGCTGACATGCCCCGCACCCAAGATTTCGACTACGTCTTCACTCGCGCGAACGTCATCGACGGCAAGTTCTCCTACGGCAGCGCTTCGACGAAGACCCGGTACACCCGGGCGATCGTGAGCTACGACAACCCGGCGAACAACTACGACACCGATGTCACCGCGTTTGCAGATCCAGACTTGCAGCGCCGCTTCGGCGACAAGCCGGTCGAGATTAGCGCCATAGGCTGTACGCGCGCATCTGAAGCTCAACGCCGTGGCAAATGGGTGGTGATGAGCAACAACCAGGACCGGACCGTTACGTTCAAGACCGGTATGGAGGGCGCGATCCCACTCCCAGGCTACATCATCCCGGTGGCTGACTCCCTGCTGGCCGGGCGGGAGGTGGGCGGCCGCATCTCTGTTGCAGCCGGACGCGTTGTGACGCTGGATCGTGACACTCAGGCGAAGGCAGGCGATAGGCTGATCGTTAACCTGCCCAGCGGGAAGGCAGAAGGTCGTACCGTTCAATCCGTCGCCGGGCGCGCGGTCACTGTGACCACGGCCTACAGCGAAACTCCAACGCCGCAGCTTCAGTGGGCGCTTGATGCAGACGACTTGGCGATTCCGTTGTATCGAGTGCTAAGCACCAAGCGAACCACCGAAGGCGATTATGAAATCGCGGCGGTGCAGTACGAGCCGAGCAAGTTCGCCTACATCGACACCGGCGCGCGCCTGGAAGAACGGCCGATCAGCGTCATCCCGATTACTGTTGTCCCTGCGCCGGCGAGCGTCACCCTTACGTCCACCACGGCCATCGCCCAAGGGCTGGCCGTCACCACGATGACGATCACCTGGCCTGCGGTGAATGGCGCGGTCGCCTACGACGTCGAATGGCGCAAAGACAACGGCAACTGGATCAAGGTGCAGCGCACCGGAATGACCAGCGTGGACATCACCGGCATTTACCGCGGGGCTTACCTCGCCCGGGTGCGTGCGGTGAGCGCCTACGATATCTCGTCGATCTGGCGCAGCTCCATCCTGACCCAGCTCAACGGCAAGGAAGGTTTGCCGCCGGCGGTGACGTCGCTGACCGCCACAGCGCTGATCTTCGGCATTCACCTGAAATGGACTTTCCCACCAGGTGCGGACGACACCCAGCGTACGGAAATCTGGTATGGGCCGACGACCGATCTCGTGGCCGCGACCAAGCTCAGCGACCTGGCCTACCCGCAGTCCGAGTACAACATGCAGGGCCTGCTGGCGGGCGTAACGTTCTTCTTCTGGGCGCGGCTGGTGGACCGAACCGGAAACATCGGTCCGTGGTATCCGACCGGCATCGGTGTGATGGGGCAGAGCAGTTCAGAAGCTGGCCCGATCCTCGACATGATCGCGGGTCAGATCGGCGAAACGGAGCTCGGCCAAGAACTGCAGGACAAAATCGACAAGATCGACGACCTGCAGGACCAGATCGACGCACTGGATGGGCTGAAAGCCTACGACCCCGATCAGACCTATCTGAAAGGCCAGATGGTCATCGTGGACGGTAGGATCTTCCAGGCGGAGCAGGGTGTTCCGCTGAACACTCCGCCACCGAACGCTGCGTACTGGGAGGATGTTGGCGACCTGCTGGAGACGGCAAACGGCTTGGCAGAGCAGGTGGCGACGAACACGGCCGACATCAGCGAAATCGACGGCGTTCTCACTTCGCAGGCTTCTGCATTGCAGGTGCTGCGCGCAGCAAGCCGCGATGACGACGGGGAGGGCGATGCCATCGATGCCCTGCGTGGCTGGAATGCGACCGCGAGCTTTGCTCAAGAGGTGAAGGTCCGGACAACGCAGAACAGCGCGCTGGCCCAGCAGTTGACCACGCTTGACGCCGAGGTGGGGGAGAACTCAGCCAATCTGACCGAACTGTCCCAGACTGTCGCGACGGACAAAGAGGCAACGGCGCTGGCGCTTCAGCAACTGAGCGTCGAAGTCGGCGACAACTCTGCCGCCATTCAGACCCAGTCCGAAGTCGTCGCCGGGATCGATGGGAAGGTGTCCAGCTCCTGGTCGGTGAAGATGCAGGTCACCGCGAACGGGCAGTACGTCGCGGCGGGAATCGGGTTGGGCATCGAAAACGGCCCGGCCGGGTTGCAGAGCCAGTTCCTGGTGTCAGCGGACCGGTTTGCGATCGTCAACACGATTGCAGGTGGTGCGATTGCTGTTCCGTTCGCGGTGCAGGGCGGGCAGGTCTTCATCAATCAGGCGTTCATCCAGGATGGCACGATCACCAACGCCAAGATCGGCAGCTTCATCAGCTCGACCAATTACGTTCAGGGGCAAACGGGCTGGCGCCTGAACAAGGACGGAACATTGGAGATCAATGGCGCAGTTGCTGGGCAGGGCAGGCTGGTGGTGAACAACCAGTTCGTCGCCGTCTATGACGCCAACAACACGCTCCGGGTGAAGTTAGGGAACCTCTCATGAGTTATGGGATGCGGATATGGGGCGCCGACGGGGCGCTCCAGTTGGATGAAAACTCATTCACGTTCAGGGTGGTTCTGTCGGTTGTCGTCAACAACTCAGGATGGACTATGACCGACCCTTCAAAAGGTTTCGGCTACAAGGATTTCGCTGCTGACGGCATAACACCCTCAAACGCTGCCGTGACTGTAGTGCCGATTGGCGATTACGCCGCGAACACGACACAGTTCGAGACAGAAGTCTTAAACGGAGTGGTCCGGGTCTACAACTACAACCGTGGCTTTCCAACAGGTGGCTGGTCAGCTAATGCCACTTCCATGCGGCTGTTGGTCATGAGATTTGCCTGATGGGATACGGACTACAGTTCACAAACAACAGCAACACTGTGATTTTGGAT